CGTGGCACAAAAGTCATGTCTGCGATTCATAAACGCATGCATTATTCGCAAAAAATTGAGTTTAAATTACTGTCAAAAGTCTTTTCTGAGACTATTCAGATGTACCCATATATGCCATCAACAGAAGTTGGCCCCGAGATATTTGCACAAGACTTTGATGCGAGAGTTGATGTTCTTCCTGTTAGTGATCCTAATATCTTTTCAATGGCACAGCGTATTGCGCTTGCACAAACACAGCTACAGTTAGTGCAATCAAACCCACAGATTCATGGTGGACCACAAGGATTGTATCAGGCTTATCGTAAGATGTATGAGGCGCTTGGTGTAAACAACATTGATTCAATACTACCACCACCTCCACAGCCAATGCCGATGAATGCTGCTATGGAAAATAAAATTTCGATTACTGGCGGTATGCCTCAAGCGTTTCCACAACAAGATCACAAAGCTCATATGGAAACACACTTGGCAATCATGGCAACGCCTGTGGTGCAAACAAATCCACAAGCTATGGCAACGTTACAAGGACACATTCAAGAACACATTGGTATGTTGGCAGAACAACAAGCACAGCAAATGGTCATGGAACAAGCAGGACCAGAAGTTCAGCAAAATCCAGAGGCTATGCAGATGTTACAACCTGCAATTGAACGTCAAGCAGCGATGCTGATTGCAGAACTTACTGAAGAATTTACCCAAACAGTTGAGCCTGTGGGTGAAGGAACTGATCCTCTTGTTGCAATTAGGCAACAGGAGCTACAATTAAAAGCAGCAGATTTGGAACGTAAATCTACAGAGTTTGATGCCAAGCAAGAACTAGAGCGTGAGAAAGAAATGATGGACGCTAGTTTGGCTCAAGAAAGGCTAAACCTACAGCAAGACGCTTTAGCCGATAAAACACGAGTCGCTGAAGATCGTATTCAGACACAAAGAGATATTGCGGCTCTCAACGCACAAATGAAGGGAGTCAGACAATGACAAGTAGTGTAAGGGCTAAAATGGCTCAAGTTGAAAAAGAAAAGAAGGTAGCTAGAAGAGAGGCGATGGCTAATCCAGAAGTAGCTACAGAAATGGTTCGCGCCCGTAATGACCAAGGACATTATATAGCAGATGACCCAAGTACCCCAGAAAATGAAGCTTGGGTTGAAAAGCCCAAAAAGAAAGCGGCTCCTAAAAAGAAAGCCCCTGCCAAAAAGAAAACCGCAAAAAAAAGCTAACGGCGGTATAACAAAACGCTTTAGCAAAATAGCTAGACCCCAGAGATTTCAGGGTATTTTCTAAAACTCTGGGATAAATACTTGTATTCTCCGATGGATTGTATAATGTCCTAGTATGGAGATCTCATGGACGCACTAAATCTAGCTGATTACCTCTACAAAAAGTTACGTCAACGCCGTGATGACATACAGGTGTCTTTGGGCACAGGTAACATTGGTTCGTTTGACGATTACAGGTATGCAGTTGGGCAGATAAAAGGTTTAACGTTCATGGAAGAAGAAATCAAAACAGCAATGAAAAATATCGAGTTAGCAGATGACTAAAAAATTATATGTACCTGACCACATGGCAGTAAAACCAAAGGATATGGAGAATATTCCTAGATCTATAAAGACCGCTTTTGGAAAAGATAAAGAAGAAAGCAAGAATGAAAATGACCCTTCTAAAATGGAAGCTTCAGCATTAGAGCGTCTTCCACAACCAACTGGATACAGAATGTTAATCATTCCGTATTATCCAAGTGAAAAAACAAAAGGCGGTGTGTATGTTCCAGATCAAGTTAGAGATCGTGAAGCATTCGCAACGGTAGCAGCGTATGTTGTAAAACTTGGACCTGATGCATACCAAGATTCCCAGAAGTTTCCAACTGGTTCGTGGTGTTCTGAAAAAGATTGGGTTCTTATAGGAAGATATGCTGGAAATAGGTTTAAAGTGGAAGGACTTGAGGTTCGTATTATAAATGACGATAATATTATAGCCACAATACTTGACCCCAAAGATATTTCGTATGTATAAGATAACAGAGGAGAGTTTTTGTTATGCAGGCAGAAGCCCAAGAAAAAGAAATTGAAGAAGTAACATCCGTAGAAATAGAGGATGATTCAGAAGTTATTGAAGATGTTTCTGAAGAAGAGCAGCAAGCTTCTTCTGATGAGGACTCTAGCAACGAACAAGAGCTTAGGGATTACGAATCTCCTAATAAAAAGAAAAACGATCCACAGCGCAGAATTAGCCAATTAACTGCGGCACGAAAACAAGCTGAAGAAGAAGCTGCTGCCGCAGTAGAGTATGCAAGACAAATGCAGGCTCAAAATGAAGAGTACAAACAACGTCTTTCAACTTTAGACAAAGGGTATATGTCTGAGTATGAAGGAAGAGTTACAACTCAAGAAGCCCAAGCGAAACGTGCATTAGCAGAAGCACATGAAGCAGGTGATTATGAAAAATTAGCAGATGCTCAAACGGCAATATCACAAATTGCTATAGAAAAAGAGCGTCTTCGTTTACAGAAACAACGTTCTGAACAGCAAGCAAAAGAGTATGCTGCTCAACAACAGGCGCAACAGCAGCCCCGTCAACAAGCCCCTCAACCACAGCGTGACCCAAAGCTAGAGTCATGGTTAGAAAAAAATAAGTGGTTTGGTTCTGATAAGGTTATGACAGGTGCTGCAAGGGCAATCCATGAAACGTTAGTTGCGGAAGAGGGGTATAACCCTACAACCGATGAATATTATGCGGAAATTGATCGGCGCATGCGTTCTGAAATGCCTAATAAGTTTGCGAGTAACAAGAAAAACGTCCAATCTGTTACTCCTTCAGGGAACGGTAGTCGTTCACTGGTAAATGGACGGAAAAAGCAAGTGGATCTAAACCCTGGTCAAGTCGCGTTGGCTAACAAGTTAAAGATACCCTTGGAGAAATACGCCGCTGAAGTGGCGAAATTAGAGAATCGGAGAGACTAATGGCGGATCGTACCCCACGAGAAACACAAACTCGGCAAAGCCAAGAACGTAAAGTTTGGAGGCCAGGAACAGCTTTAGAAGCTCCAGAACCACCTCTAGGGTTCAAACATCGTTGGATTCGAGAATCCGTGATGGAATATGATGATAAAACCAACGTCCATAAAAGACGGCAAGAAGGATATGACTTAGTTCGTGCAGAGGAGTATCCAGAGTATTCAGGTCCAGTTGTAGATGAAGGGCGAAACGCAGGCATTATAGGTGTCGGCGGTCTAGTATTAGCCCGTATTCCAGAAGAATTGGCAGAACAACGCAATCAGCATTACCAGAAGACTACACAAAATCAGATGGACGCTGTTGATCGTGATTGGATGCGCGAGAATAATCCAGCAATGCCAAAAATGGCACCTCAACGTAAATCGAGCGTGAGTTTCGGCTCACGACCCAGAAATGATGGAGATTAAGGATGGCGAATTTAGACGCACCTTTTGGCCTTCGTCCTGCTCGTACAAGTATAAGCTCTCAACAGCAAAATCGTTACCGAATTGCTGCAAACTATAACACCTCTATTTTTCAAGGTGATTTGGTTGCAATGGTAACTGGTGGCGGTATTGAGAGAGTTGCGGCAGGTGGTTCAGGATTTATTCTAGGCGTTTTTAACGGCTGTGAATTTACTGATCCAACTACAGGAAAGCCAACATTTTCAAACCACTATCCAGCAAGCACAAATGCATCTGACATTATAGCTAACGTTATTGATGATCCAAATGCAGTGTTTGAAATCCAAGCTGATGCTGCATTTCCAGTAACAGACTTGGCAGGTAACTACGACATTCTAGCAACAGCAGGAGATACCACATCTGGTACTTCTCGTATTGAGCTAGAAGTAGGAACTGCGGATAGTACGGTAGCAACCCTACCACTAAAAGCAATCGACATTTCTCAAGATCCTGAGAATAGCGATACATCAACGGCAAATACAAACGTAATTGTCAAAATTAACAACCACCTGTTCAGTGCTGGCACTGCGGGTCTAGCATAAGGAGACTGAGTTATGGCTATATCAAGATCCCAACTCGTCAAAGAGCTAGAGCCTGGGCTTAACGCTTTGTTTGGTATGGAATATGACCGTTACGAAGGTGAACATGCAGAAATCTATGACACAGAAGCATCTGATCGTGCTTTTGAAGAAGAGGTAATGCTTGTTGGCTTCGGTAATGCTCCAACCAAAAGCGAAGGTGCAGGAGTGCAGTTTGACAATGCAAATGAAGCGTTTACTGCTCGTTACTCACACGAAACAGTTGCACTTGCATTCGCACTAACTGAAGAAGCTGTTGAAGACAATTTGTATGATCGCCTTGGCGCTCGTTATACAAAGGCTTTGGCTCGTTCAATGGCACACACAAAGCAGGTGAAAGCTGCTGCAACGCTTAATAATGCGTTTGACAACAACTTCACAGGTGGTGACGGTGTTGAATTATGTTCAACAGCACACCCACTATCAGGCGGAGGCACATTCCGTAATGAGCCATCGACTGCTGCTGACCTCAACGAAACTTCACTTGAGAATGCTCTTATTGACATCTCAACATTCGTTGATGAGCGTAATATGATTGTCGCAATGCGTGGCACTAAGTTGATTATTCCACCACAACTGCAATTTGTTGCAGATCGTTTGTTGGAATCAACTCTTCGTGTTGGCACAGCCGATAATGATGTTAATGCAATCCGTAACATGGGTATGTTGCCAGAAGGTTACACTGTTAACCATTTCTTAACAGACCCAGATGCGTTCTTCATTAAAACAGACGCTCCAAATGGCTTTAAGCACTTTGAGCGTTCTCCAATGAGAACAAATATGGAAGCAGATTTTGACACAGGTAACATGAGATTTAAGGCTCGTGAGCGTTATAGCTTTGGCTTTAGCGACCCACGTTGTGTTTTTGGTTCACCTGGAGCATAATTTGTGTTAACATAGGGCATAGACATTTTTCATGTTTTTGCTCCTTAAACTTGGAGGCGGCGCGAGTCGCCTCTTTCTTTTTATTAAATATGTGTTATTCTGTGTTTATCCCTGACAGCAGCATGGGGCTGCTGACTTAACCCAAGACAGGAGATCGACATGGGTACGACAACTTTTTCTGGTCCTATTAAAGCGGGAACCATCAAAGAAACTACGGGTACAACTCTTGGTTCAGATATTAAAAACACTGGTCAAGTCGTTATGGCTCAGACATTTTCAGTGGATTTATCTGGCGGAGCAGTAGCTGCACAAGTTACTGACGTTGTTATTCCTGCAAACTCTCAAATTATTGATTGTGTGATTGATGTAATTACAGCAGCAAGCGGAGCTACCAACTTGAGTGTTGGAGATACTGTTGGTGGTGCAACATCTATTCTTAACACCTTTGCTATTGGAACAACTGCGGGTCGTAAATATCCGACTACTCAAGCAGGCGCAGCATTAGCATGGGAAGACACAGGAACAGCAGACATTCGGTTGACTGTAACTA